CCTGCATCCGGCGATCTGGCGCGCAATCGCGTGTTGGCCGCGGCGCCGCTGCTGGCCAAGGTGGTGTGACCCTCGTCCTCAAGACGGAGCGCGACCTGTCCAGCTTGCGCCTGATCGTCGCGGCGTGGCGCCGGGCGGAATGGGAAGGGCGAGGCGGCAACCGGCTGGCGCAGCAGCTGGCCATCTACGATCTGGCCGAACTGTGGCGGGTCGAGCTGGTGGGCTGGGGCGCCGACGTGAACCTCGGCGCGGGCGGCATTCCCTGAAAGCAAACGCCGCTGCCGAGGTTGCTCGGCAGCGGCGCCTATGCAGCGCGGCCGGCGCGGCTGCGCCGGCTGCGGGAACCGATCAGGCCGCGTCCTGCGGCGCGGTGCGGCGCGACGGCGCCGGGCGGGGGCAGATGCCGACCGCGGCGCCCAGCTCGACCTTCGAGCGGATCAGGTCGTTGTCGCGCGCGATCTGGGCGGCATCGGTGGTGGGGGTGAAGGTCTTCATGCGTCGTCTCCTGTTGCGTTAAAGCCAAGGCAAGCAGGGGTTTTATAGGCTGCCGGCTTAGTGCATGTCCAGCACGTTCGGCGACAGTAGCGGGGCGGTCTAGGACCGTCCGTTGGCGAGTAGCCGTCGCCTTCACCATGTGCTCATGGCTCGCCCTGTAGTCGCCGGCCGAGGTTTCCCGCTGCCTCCACGGCAAAGTACCGCCTCGTGTCGTCTGCCAGTCCGCCCCCGAGAATCTACGACCGGCCGCCTCGTCGGGAGCGCGCGCACCGGAAGCGGCCGCACCGTAGTGCTTGCCAGGCCGCGGCGCCAGCACGGCGTGCCACAGCCGGGCACGTGGCCGGTTCTACGGCTCGGCTGGGGTGGTTGCCGCGGCCGGCGCCACCCCGCCGCCTACAGCCACGACAGGCACGGCGCCGTGCTGGAAGGGATGCGCGCCGGCTTTCCAGAACGCGCCCATCATGGTGCTGCGCAACGACTGCGCCACCCTTTCCGCCGATCGGCGCCACCAAAAGCGGGCCCCGAAGGCGCACTCGCGCTCGATGCCGTCGTCGGCCGAGATGCAGACCACCTGCCAGTGGAACAGGCCGCGCCTGCGCACCTGGAAGTCGTCCATGTGCGGCCAGTCGACCAGCCGGCCTGGTGCTGCGTCCGTCATCACCGGGCCGGGTTCAGCAGGGCGCTGGCCGCCAGGATCACCGTGACCAGGGCGCAGGCGCCCGCGCCGGCCAGCATGGCGATCATCGCGGCAAGCCACCGCGGGACCTTCACCTCGCCAGGTTCCCATTCGGCGGCGCAGCCGCGCACCAGCTCGTCGTCCATGTTCATCCCGCCCTCCTGCCGCCTGCGGCCGCCTCGCGCACGGCCTTGTCGAAATACGCCAGCGTCGAGATCTCGAGATTCCCGCGGCGCGCCGCGATCCGGCGGATCGTGGGCACGATCACCTCGATCGGGTCAATCCCGTCGTCGAGCCAGGCGCACAGCGGCCGCCAGTCGGTGTACCGGCGGGGGTCCACCCAGCCCATGGCGTCGGCCACCTGGGCGGCGATGTCGCGCAGGATCCAGGCGCCGCGGCACTGGCGCCGGGCCCCGTTCATCGACCGCGGGTCAATTTCCTCGCCGGGAGCCAGGCAGGCCCAGCGGTGCTCGGGATCCGACAGGCGCGGCATCCACCGCTGCGGATCCCCGGTCGGCTCGGGCGGGATGGGCGGGTAGTTGATGAACCGCGGAGTCGGGTTGAAGGGCAGCTTGTAGCCTGGCGGCGCGGGCTGCTGCGGCGTGTCGCGCACCGGCTGTCGGGCCGGCTGCGGCGCCACCGCCGCCACCGCAGCTCCCCCAGCCCCGAACAGCGCGTCGAAGGCGGTGCAGGCGGTCACCGGCTCGGCATCGCGCGCGCGCGCTTGCGCGTCTGCTGCGGGTTGTACCTGAGGGTTCAGTAAGGGATTGGGGGCAGCTCCTGCCCCCTCCCCCGGCAGCTCCTGCCCCCTCCCCCCGGCAGCTGCTGCCCCCCCTGGCGCCGGGGCGGGGGCATCTCCTGCCCCCTCCTGCGGTGAGGGGGCATGCGCTGCCCCCCCCTTGGCCGCCCCCCTGGCGCGCGCCATCGGCACCACCGTGCCGGCTTCAGCCTGGGCGACGAAGGCCAGGAAATACGACGACGAGGTGGTCTGGCCGCGGGCGTTGGTGCGATCGCGCCGCACGATCAGGCCGCTGGCTTCGAGGCTGCGCAGCGCCGTCCGCACCGTGCGCTCGGAAAAGGCGGTGCACCCCATGATCGTGGCGATCGACGGCCAGCACTCGTGATCCTGGTTGGCGTAGTTGCCCAGCACGACCATGACGGCCTTCTGGGTCGGGCTGGCGACCGGCGACGCGAAGGCCGCCTTGATCCCCTCGATACTCACGACTTGAACACCGGAATCATGGTGCCGTCATTGAACCGCGGGGGGTTTTTGAGTATATGTGTGACCAAGGTAGCGATCCCTCTCGCTGCTATGGCCGGGTCGAGCGGTGGTGCGCTCCCCGGCCAGCCTTTTTTATACCCTATCCGAACCGAGTCAACGCAAGCGCCCCGCTACGCGCGCGGGTCGACGAAGTGGGTCGTTTCTGCCTCCCATTTCATGCGCACGATCTGCGGCCGGCCGCCGCGCACCTTCTCGAAAATCACCTCCGCCTTGCCGGCCAGGCGCGACTTCTGCTCGTCGTAGTCGCGCACCCGCGCCTGCCAGGCGGCCAGGTTCTCGCCGACCTTCTGCTCGGGCGCGTCTTTCGGCAGGTAGTATTCGGGGCGGTAGAGGAACACCACGGAATCGGCATCCTGCTCGATGTCGCCCGACTGCCGCAGATCCGGCAGCGTGGGCCGCTTGTCCTCGCGCGCCTCGACGCTGCGGTTCAGCTGCCCCAGCGCCAGCACCGGGCAGCGCAGGTCCTTCGCCAGTTTCTTCAGCCCGCGGCTGATCTCGCCCACGGCCTGGGTGGGGCCGGTGCCGCGCCGGGCGGCATCGGCATCGAATGCGACGATGTGCAGGTGGTCGACCAGGATCAGCGCCAGACCGCCGAACTTGCGGTGCGCCTCGCGGGCCCGCACCGCAATCTGCTGCATGTTGAGCGCCGCCGTTTCGTCGATCAGCATCGGCAGGTCGTTGAGGTCCTCGCGCGCCATCGACAGGGCCGAGCGGTGAAACTGATGCTCGCCGCGCTGCAGCAGCTCGCCCGGGATCCCGCCGAAGGCCGACAGCGCGCGCTCGCCGAGCTCTCCCGCGCCCATCTCCAGGGACTGCACGAAGACGCCACCGGGCGTGATGCCGTCGCGGCAGCCCAAGCCGGCGTGGATGGCAATCTGCCATCCCAGGGCCGACTTGCCCATGCCCGGCCGCCCGGCCATGACGTGCAAGGTGCCGGGCAGCATGCCGTTGTAGACCCGGTCCAGGCTGGGGAACCCGGTCAGGGTGCCGCCGCGGCCGCGCCCGGAAGCCGCCCGCTCGGCGCGCGCGATCGCCTCGTCCATCGCGGCGTTCAGCGACACCATCGGCGCCCGGGTGGCCCCGGTAATCGAGACCGCGTCCACCGACCGCATCGTGTCGGTGAGCAGATCCTGCACCTCGACCGACCGGTCGAAGGCGCCATTCACCAGCGCCTCGCCTGCGTCGATCATCTCGCGCCGAATCCAGTCGTCGGCGATCGCCTTGGCGTATTCCTTGGCGTTGATGATGCCCACCATCGCGGTGAGCAGCTGGGCGATGTAGGCGGTGCCGCCCACCGGCTCCAGCACCGGGCTGTTCGTGAAGTGCCGGGCCAGCAGAACCGCGTCGGGCACGCCGCCAGCCGCAATGATTCGGCCCATGGCGGTGTATATGGCCTGGTGCACCGGGTCGGCGAAGTGGTGCGCCTGCAAGAAGTCGGCGACCGCGTAGTATGCCTTCGCGTTCGCCATGATCGCGCCGAGCAGCGCCTGTTCGGCCTGCAGGTTGGTGGGGGGCAGCCGCTGGGAGAGGCCGAGCAGCGAGGACCCCGAGCCACCTCCCGGGGGTTGCCGTGCCGAGGCGCTCATCCGCCGTGCCGCCCGGCGGCGATCGCCATCAGGTCGGCCAGGGACCGCATGGCGCACGTGGTGCCGTGGATCTCCTGCAGCACATCGCCAGGTTCGGGCTGGGTGGCGAGCCATGCCGTCCAGGCACCGATCATCGCGGTGCGCTGCCGCTGCAGCTCGGCGTAGGGGTCGACGGTCGGCCGATCCTTCGGCCGCAGCTGCACTACGTTGTCGGCCACTTGGGCACCTCCTGTTACGGGGCGGGACAATAATTCGCGGCCGGCCGCAGTCCAACGGGTTTTTTAGGTCCCCCGCCTGATGTAGAGCTGCACCATCTGCCGCGCCGAGGCGGCGAATACTTCGATCTCAAGCTCGGCATCGTCGCGTGAGGGGTTCGCCTGGCGCAGCCATGCCTCGAAGCCGGTCAGGTGCGCCTCGCGGGCCCGGGTCAGTGCTTCAGCCGCCTGCGCCGGCGCCTCACGATCAGGGAACGGGACCACGACTCCGTCGGCCATTGAATTCTCCGCGATCACGCCTTGTTGGCAGGGTTCGGCGAGCCGGCGCCGCGGCCGCACGCAGTGCAGGCGATGACGCCGCGGCGTTCCATCGACCGCAGGTGGGTGCCCGATATCGTGGTGGTCTCGCCGCAGTCGCATCGGCACACCCATTGCGCGCGCGATCGGCGCGACCGGGTCTTCTGCTGCACCACCCAATGGGCAAGCCGCTTGCCCCTCATGTCGATCGGCGCCGGCCCGAACTGCGGCTCCACGTAGCGGTGAGCGCGGCTCATACCAGCTGGCTCCATTGCTGCCGGCTCAGCACGAAGCGGCGCGAGAACTCCCAGATCACGCACGCGTCGGATTCGTTGTCGTCGCGCACGGGCCAGCCCTTGCCTTCGCACCAGGCCATGCCCGCATCCTTGGCGTTCTTCCGCGCCGACCCCTTGATGATGCGCTTGTGCTCGTCGCGCTGGGCGAAGCCGCCACGGCCCAGCACCTGCTTGCGGGCCGTTGCCTCGGGGATCTCGCGCACCTTCACCTCCATGCGCCAGCCCGACGACTCCGCGTGCGCCGCCAGCCCCAGGCCCAGCCGGGCGGTGGTCTGCACCTTGGCGTAGGGCAGCGCGTAGACGATCAACGACGGCCGCTGCAGCTGGATGAAGTCCTCCAGCCGGTTCTGCAGATCCACCCAGGCTTGGCCCATGTCGTGGATCCCACCGTTCAGGAACCATCGACCGATGCGGGGGGTGGTCGTGCGCAGGCCGCCATAGACCCATCCTGTGGTCAACGACAGGTCCAGAGCCAGAATACCCCCCGCCTCGGTCATGGGTCAGAACACCGGCGCAGCGTCGGTCACCGGCGCGCCGGTCAGCTTTTCCATGGAAGCCGCCGCCGCCTTGCGCTGCCGCGGGGTGAGCGCCGCGGCAGCCTTGCCGCCGGCACCGCGCCCGCGCGCCGCCTTGCCGATCGGCACCACCTTGCTGGTGTCCATCGGCGGATCCTTGTCGAGGTTCTCCGCATCCGCCTCCGACTCGCCGCCGCCGGCCTTGCCCTCAGCCGCCTGCGAGGCAGTGCGCGTCTCGGCCGCCGCGTTGCGGGCGCGCCGGGTGGACTGCTTCGGCGCCTCCTTGCGGCCGAACGTGGCCATCACCTCTTCGCCCTGCCCGCGCTGCCAGCCGCGGGCCCAGGCGGCATGGGCGGCGCTGCCCGCTTCGTGCGGGTTGGTGGTCGCGTCGTCGCGGGCGCGGCCGGCCTTGTAGCCGTTCTCGTCGGCCAGCTGCTCGCTGAACAGCGTGGTCGCTTCCTCGGTCGGTGCCTGCTCGCCTTCGGCGCCGAAGAGGTCGCCCTGCTTCTGGCCCAGGTCGACGCCGGTGTAGCCGGCATACCGGAACATGTTGCGCAGGTGCAGCGCCGCCTGTTCCTCCCCGACCTTCGAGAGCTTCTCCATCAGCGACAGGGCCAGCGTGTCCACGCCGGCATCCTTGGCGCGCTGGATCTCCTTGCGATACACGCCGACCGCCGTTTCCATCGGCGTGCGCGCCTGGCGGATGCGGCGATAGTGCTGCAGGAACGCATCGGGCGACAGGCCGCCCGTCTCATTGTGGTCCAGTCGCTTGGCCATGGGGCCCTCCGGGTAAAGCGGCACGCGGCCGCCGGGTGAGGTCACTGTTTCGTGATCGGCTGGTTGGCTTCGTCGTAGAGATCCGGCCGAAGCCGGTGCTTGGAAATCTGCAGCCGTGCCGAGATCGCGTCGACCGCCTTTTGCGGTACACGCTCCCAGATCGACACCGCGCCGGTGGTCACCCCCGCGATCGCCGCCAGGACGCCCAGCGATCCGGCCGCCTCGATCGCATCCTTCAGGCCCTGATCGGTTCGCGCTTTCTTCGGCCTGCCACCGAGGTTTTTGGCCTTCGGCGACGTCTCTGCCTTCGGTCGCTTGCTGTCATGCGCCACTCGCCACCTACCTTCGAGGTTTTTAAGTTTTCCACTTGCGCCGGGTTTTATAGATGCACTATCGTCGGCATATCAACCCCGGACGACACTAATGCGCCACCCCAATCAGGCTACGTCGCCGCCCGCCAGGCTGGCCCGCCGCATAGCGCGCAGGATGCTTGAGCTGCTGGCCGGCGCGATCCTCGGCGCGATCACGATCGCGGCATTGCACGGCCTGCAGGTGCTTTGATGGCGCACGACCGGACCCAGGCTGCCCGCCGCGTCGACCAGCCCGAGCCCGGGTTGTTCAAGGTGCGGCTGGTGCGCGGGGGGCCTTTCGTGGCGGCCGAGATCCGCCGCGACGACGCCGGCCGCTGGAGTGCGACCATCAACGGCAAGGTGGCCGACGGGCACCCTGACCCGGCCTTGGCCGAGGGTGTTTTCCGCATCTGGCACTACGGCCTTCGCATCGATGCCAGCGAGCATGCCTTCCTGGTCGAGCGCGCCGCATGGGCGCGTGTGCACTCCCCCGACAGCCCCGAAGCCAACCCCGAGCGGCCAATCCGCCTGGGCGCGCTGCCGCCTGCCTTCTGACCCGAAAGGACCACCATGGACGACACCACCATCACTCGAATCGTTGCGCGCACCGGCCATGTGACGCGGCTGCTGAGCAGGCGCCGCGTGCTGCTGGATCACCTCAACGCCGTCAATGCGGACTCGCGCCCGACCGTGCCGGTTACGGTGCGCGCTGCCACGACGTTCGAGATGCACCTGCCGCCCCAGATCCTGCATCGCACGCTGGAGGTCGAGCTGGCCGCCGTCGAGCGCGATCTGGCGATGGCCGCCGCGGTGCCCCTCGACTGGGACGAAGCGGCGCCACCCGTCGCGGCCGTGCCGGCGCCCACGTCGTCCCTGCCCTACACCGAAATTGGGGGCACCCCGCCCATCTTCATTGGAGACACCGCCAATGGCTGACGCCG